CTGAAGGTGACATCCGAAGAACAACTGATCGTGTGGATACGACAAGAAAAGTATCCGTTGTAAAATAACGCTATTTAAGAAAGATGAAGTTACCAGTATACCGATTAGACATCAACGAGTTTGACGATGAAACAGGCATTGAGTTCGTTTCTTTGGTAGAAACTCCAGCCATACAAAAGGACTTTCTTGCATTTGAAGAGCAGTTTGTTGAACCGAATCCAAATGAAAGTGAAGAAGAGTTTGTTCAAAGATGTATCCCAATTTTAATTGGCGAAGGCAAGGATAGTGAACAAGCCGTTGCGATATGTTATTCAATGTATCAATCAAAGTTTGAAAGTTACACGGATTATCCTGAAGGTGCGAAAGCAAATGCCGAAAGAGGTATCCGATTGAACGAGGAGAACGGAAACAAGTGTGCAACTCAAGTCGGCAAGGTGAGAGGTCAACAATTGGCACAAGGTGAACCAATCAGCGATGAAACGGTTCAACGGATTTATTCATACCTATCACGAGCCAAAGAATACTACAATCCCGATGATGACAATGCTTGTGGGACTATCTCTTATTTGTTGTGGGGTGGTGAGGAGATGTTGAGATGGACTGAACGCAAATTGTCAGCGAGTAAATTTGCCATCCAAGACGAGGAAAAACGAATCGTTACTGGAGCAGCAATGATTGCCGATCTACCAATCTACCGAAGGGATGATGTGCGTGGGGAATACTATGTGGTATTTGACAAGGAGAGCATCTTCAAGATTGCAAAGAAGTGGGCAAGGGGCAACAAGTACGATGCGGTGAACACTCACCACAAAACACCAATCGCAGATGGCGTGAGCTTGTTTGAATCATACATTATTGATCGTGAACGGGGCGTGATGCCACCGAAGGGATTTGAAGAGGTTGCCGATGGTTCTTGGTTTGTGTCTTATTTAATCGACAACGAAGAAGTATGGGCAAAAGTCAAGTCAGGCGAGTTCAAGGGATTCTCAGTTGAGGGTGTTTTTGACTTTCCGGTTGATGCTGATGAACAACTCCTTGACCAAATGAAATCAATCCTTTCCCAATGGAATGGCAAGTAAAATTGCAACACTTACAACTAAAAACTAATTAATATACAAATGAACGCAAAAGAAACACTCAAGGAAATCCGCACAATGCTTGGATTCTCTGACGAAGAAATCAAAGTCGAGATGGCAACCGCCACATTGACTGATGGTACTGTAATCACTTACGAAGGTGAATTGGCAATCGGAACTGCCATCTTCGTTCAAACTGCTGAAGGTGACATTCCAGCACCTGATGCAACTCACGAAGTTGAAGGTGGATTGTTGGTAACAACCGTTGGTGGAATGGTTACTGAAATCGTTGAACCTGAAGTTGAGATTGAAGTTGAAGCCGAAGAGTTCGCAACAGTAAGTGCATTCAACGAAGTAGTTGCCAAAATGGAAACTGCCATTGCTGAATTGACTGCTAAGGTTGCAACATTGACTGCATCTAACAACAACCACAAAGAAGCAATGAGCAAAGCAATCGACTTGATTGAGAAAGTTGCTGACTTGCCTTCAGAAGAACCAACAAAAACTCCCGTTTCAAACAAGAAGAATGATCAGTTTGAAGCATTGAAAAGATTAAAAAACTCACTAAATAAATAAACTAAAACTATGGCATTTTCAGTCGGATCTCTCGTTAATTACAACAACGAACAATCAACAGATTTGTTGGTTAAAGCATTGTTCAGCGGCAAAACTGCTGCTGCGATGTACGCTGCAAACCAAGTGCAGGTAGGTGTTAAATCATCTGCTGCCTTGAACATCATCGCTTCAACTGTATTCCTACAAGCCGATGGCTGTGGGTACAATCCAAGCGGAACAACTACCTTCACACAAAGAAACATCACCGTTGGTGCTGTGAAAGTTGAAGAAACTCTTTGTCCTAAAACTTTGGAAGCAAAGTGGATGCAAACACAAATTATGCCCGGTTCACCAACAATGATTCCTTTCGAGGAGCAGATTGGAAATGAGAAGGTAGCCGTGATTGCACAAACTTTGGAAACTGCTCTTTGGCAGGGTGATACTGCAAGTGGTAATCCTAACTTAAGCCGTTTTGATGGTTTCAGCAAAATCATCGCTGCTGCATCTCCAACATTGGCGAATGCTGCACCAACAACTTTCACAACCGTGACTGCTGCAAACATCGATGACATCTTGGATCAAATCTATGCAAACATTCCAGCTGCCGTTGCAACCAAAACTGACTTAGTTTGTTTCTTGGGTGTTGACGCTTACAAGTTGATGTTGGTTAATTTGAAGAACGCCAATTTGTTTCACTATGTAGCCGATGCTGCAACTGAAATGGAAATGGTTTATCCTGGAACTAATATGAAGTTGATCGCCGTTGGTGGTTTGAACGGAACAAACAAATTGTTTGCCGGTTCATTGTCTAACTTCTTCTTAGGAACTGACCTTGCAAACGAAGAGGAAATCGCAAAACTTTGGTACTCTGAAGATTCTGACGAAGTTCGTTTCCGTTTGACTTTCAAGTATGGTGTGCAGGTTGCATTCCCATCTGAAGTTGTTTATTTCACCCTTTAATCTGAGATAGGATGCCTTGTTTATTAACATCAGGATTTACCCTTGATTGCAAAGAGGCAATCGGGGGTATCAAAAGCATCCACCTAATCAGTTGGACTGCATCAAAGTTTACCGTTGTTAGCGGTGTAGTTACTGCAACAACTGTGGTGAGCGGTGATGTATACACTTACGAGCTACCGAAAGCAACCGGATCAATGACAAACACTACAAATGTTTCGATTGAAAACGGCACATCTTTCAACCAAGCTGACATTGTGTTCAAACTTCGCAGATTGTCAACTACCAAACGCAACGAGATGAAACTTCTTGCACAAGGTCGTTGCTATGCAATCGTGAAAACGAACAATGACGAATATTGGTTGGCTGGTAAAGACTTGGGTTGTGATGTGACTGCAATGGTCAGCAACACGGGTACTGCAATGGGTGACTCTACTGGATACGAGGTGACTCTATCTGCAATCGAAGCCGAAGCACCTTTCATCTTGCAAGGTTCGGTGGTAACTACATTGGGCATTTAAGTACGCTTGATTCATAGACAAAGGGGGTGGGCATTTGCTCACCCTTTTTTGTTACATAAAAGTAAACTCGCTATTTTACAAAGATGCTCCAAGTAACTAAGCAAGATTCCGAATACTGGTATGTAACTCTCACCGAAAAAGTGACGATTGCAAACCCGTATTTTCTGTTCAGTATGAAGTGCAGACAAACCGATGCATTCAAGAATTTCATATTGACCGATACATCCACTTTCAAAGAACGATACAACAAGTTCTTGTTTGATGAAGGTGTGACCGATGCCAAAACTTTGGAGGTCGGTGAACACGAGTACAATATTTACGCTCAGATTTCTTCCAACAACTTGAATCCTTCATTGGCTGATGAGTTGGTTGAAACGGGATTGTTGAAAGTTCTTCCATTGTTAAACAACGAGTTATTTTACCAGGTATCGTGAGCGAGAAAATCTACACAACGAATCGTGATATGGGCGTTGAACACGAGGTATCACTCACCAAGAAAACATTCACCACGAATAGGGATATGGGGTTTGAAAGAAGCGTGGATGATGTCAAGAAAAATTATGAAGTAGATGCGTTGACTGCTGCGTTTTTATTAACTGAGGATTCATTTTTATTGCTCCAAGAGGATGGAGGTCGTTTGATAGAAAGTTATGTCTAACAAGAAAATATCCCAACTTGATTCCATTGGAACTATTGATGTCAATCAGGATAGTATTCCGATTGTTGACTATTCCGAGAATGTCACCAAACGGACAAACCTTGCCAACATCGGACAAAGGGTATTGGAAGCCAGTACAACAACAAACCTTGCCGAAGGAACAAACCTATATTTCACCAATACACGAGTTTACACGAAGGCAAAGGCAGCGTTCAAAGCTGGTTCAAACACATCCATCACCTTTGACGATGCACTTCAAACCATCACCATCGCATCTCAGGGCAATGTTCAATCCGTAAACACAAAGACGGGTGCAGTTGTATTGACAACCACGGACATCAGCGAGGGAACAAACGAGTATTTCACCGCAGCGAGGGTGAGAGCAGTCGTGTTGACTGGTATTTCTTTAGTGACAAATGCCGTGATTTCTGCAACTGATTCGGTATTGATTGCGTTTGGTAAATTACAAGCTCAGATCACCGCAAACCTATCAACACTTACATCACATACATCCAACACAAGCAACCCACACTCAGTTACAAAAGCACAAGTAGGGTTGAGCAATGTTGCCGATGTAGACACCACAAACGCATCAAACATCGCAAGTGGTACATTGAGTGATTCACGCCTATCATCTGCCGTTACAAAGCAAGGAAACACATTTAACGGAGCATCTCAATTAGTACAGTTGGATGCGTCTGCAAAACTTCCTGCCGTTGACGGAAGCAATTTGACAAACTTAAACATTCCACCATCAACGGGTGGGGACTTATACTTATTTTATAACTACTAAAATGGCAGCAAATACATCACCCATATTCGCACTATCACCAGAACTTGCAATCGCAACGGTAACGACTGCGACAACCGACAGAACAGGTGCAACGATGACAAACACCGTCACGCTTTTAACTGCTGCAACAAACGGCACGAAGATCACACAAATTGGTGCGAAGGTTGCTGGAACAAATGCGGCAACTTTGGTTTTGATTTTTATCAGTGATTCAAGCGGAGCAAATTTTAAGTTGTTTGATGAGATTGCTTTGGCTGCAGTAACGGCATCAACAACCGTGACATCACAAAGGGCGGTGACTGCATATAGTGATTTGCAGTTGAAGGCAGGGCAAGTTGTGAAAGTTGGAACAACTGTTGCAACGGCTGCTGGTGTTAATATATTTGCAATCAAAGGAGATTATTGATGCCGGACTTTGGGATAATGCGTGGGTTTAATGAGAAGTTGTTTGGTGACAAGTTGGTCGCTGGGCAATTGCCTACGCAGTTGGGCTTGATTGGTAGTCAAGAGGTATTTGATACTGACGCTGATGCACAAGCGTTCTTTGATAGAGTAACGGCAGCAGGTGGCACACTATCAGCAACGGAAAAAACTGCAGTTGATACCTTTGTAAAACAAATGAAAGCAGACGGTATTTGGACTAAAATGAAAGCCATATATCCGATGGTTGGAGCAAGTGCAGCAGCGTGTTCAAGAAATCTAAAGGCTGATGAATTTAATGGTACTTTTTCAAGTGGTTGGACTTTTGCAAGTACGGGAGTAACTCCAGTAAATGCGTTTATGAATACTGGATTAAATGCAAGTACAAATCTATCCGTTACATCTTTAAATTTTGGTGGATATACCAAAACGGATATAAATTCTGGTGGTTTTAATGGTGCAACGCCACCGGTTTATTTTATGATGGGTTTCGTATCCTTTTTTGCAGCTGCTTATTGGAGAACTAATGCAACCAATATAACAACATCACCCGCTTTAGGTATGATACAAGCCAACCAACTTGGTACGCTTTCCAGTATTTTTAAAAATAACGCTTTAGCAGTAACAGATAATGTAACGATGACTTCTCTTCCTAATTTAAATATGTATATTGGAGCAGTTAATAATGATAGTAACGCCACTTTTTTTGACAACAAAGAACTATCATATTTTTATTTTTCAGACGGAATGAATGAGACAGAACTTTCAAAGCATTACACCGCAGTACAAGCATTTCAAACCACCCTTTCACGCCAAGCATAATGATAGGATACATTTGCACTCCCGACCAAAAAGAATTGATTCAAGGGCAATATTACACCCCATCGCAGTTCTTTAATTGCGTTGCTGATATTGACGGAACTTGGTTTTTGTTTTTGTCTGACCAAGACAAACCCGAAGTTCAAGCATCACAATACGCTTGGGTTCTCACCTTACCACAAGCCGAATACATCCCACCACCATCACCACCATTCCCACCACAATGAAACTAAGCGGTCGTTCTTGGATCGCTTTGATAATTGCGTCAGTCATTATGCTGACCTTTCTTTCCGTGCAGTCAGCACTTGTTTTCAAATACATTGAGCCGACCTATACATCGGCTCTTTTTGGCTATTGGTCAATTATTGCCTTTATGCCTTTTTTCTATTTCGTTGTGATTGAGTTCGTCAGAAAAGCACGGCATAAATTCCAAAGCATTGATGATACATTCAACGCAATTGATGCCAGTAACATCGTATTGGAGTTTGACAAAAGCGGAACTATCCGAAAAGCAAATTCAAAGTTTTACACATCATTCGGCTATGCAGATATTATTGGACAACGCCACAAAGTTTTGGTCGGTGATGTAGATGCGAACGAATACAACTCATTTTGGAATCAACTCAGAGTCGGAAGATTCAAGCAAGGAGAATATGAACGATTGAAGTCAGATGGTTCGGTGATATGGTTATTTGCAAACTACAACCCCATCAAAGATCCATACGGTGAAGTTTACAAAGTGATGCTCATTGCAACCGATATCACCGACAAGAAGATAATTGAAGCGGATGTAAACAAAAAGAATTCCTATTTGGAACACGCTGCGAAGATTCTAAGACACGATATGCACTCAGGTATCAATACATACATTCCTCGTGGATTGAGTTCGTTAAAACGCAGATTGTCTGAAGAGCAAATCAAGGACTTGAAGATTGATGCACCCTTGCGAATGATTGAAGAGGGATTGACCCACACACAAAAAGTGTACAAGGGAGTGAAGGAATTCACCAACCTGGTGAAGGCGGATGCACAACTTGAAAAGAATGAGTTTGATCTGCGTGAAATCCTAATCAGTTACCTGAGTTCTACCAGTTATGAAAAGCAAGTTGTCATTGAAGAACTGCCCATCATTGCAGTGAACGAGTCGTTGTTTTGTACTGCCGTTGATAACCTAATCAGAAACGGGTTAAAGTACAATGATAGTTCAACAAAGGTGATTCGCATATTTGCGGAGGACAACTATCTTTGCATCGTTGACAATGGTCGTGGAATGAGTCAAGAGGATTTGATTCAATGGTCGCAACCATACAAACGAAAAGAAGGGCAGAAAGAAGCTGGAAGCGGTTTGGGTTTGAACATTTGTATTGCGATAATGGATGAACACAAATTCCCGGTAACTGCTGAGAAATTAGAAATAGGTACAAAATTAAAGATAAAAATACGATGATTAATTCCATATTGCTTGTAGATGACGAGGATTTGTTCCACTTGGTTTTTGAAGATTCTTGCTCGTTGCTGGACATCACACTTTCCCTGCAAAGTTTGACATCTTCAGACGAAGCCGATAGGTTATTTAAGAAGTGGTTCAATGAAGGGCTTGATGAAGAACGCCCCGAATGCGTGTTTGTGGATTTGAACATTATTGGCAGTTCGTTTGATGGGATTGAGTTGATCAGGAAAATCAACACGGAGTATGGCAACGGTGTTGTCATCGGAATCATCTCCAGTTCAGACGATAAACAAGAAATTGACAAGGCGAAATCCGTTGGAGCTCAGTTTTGGATTATCAAATCCGATGAGATTGAGCCGAGATTGGAATCCTTTCGCAGAGATTATCAAGGGTACAAGAATAAAACTGCTCCATTTAAGGTATACAAGTGATTCTAAGCAATGATACTGCCCAACAACTACTGAACCTATGGAAAACAAAAAAGGTTGGTTTAGAGGGCAATGTCTTAAAAGTCATCCAAACAACGGATGAGGAATTCCAAAGGTACATTGATGAAGCAAAGCAGCGTGATCAAGAAACAAGACGGAAACGATTAGAAATTACCAAACAAGTCCAATCACAAAACAAGGACTTAATTGAAAGCCAAGCGGATCGTGAAAAGTTGATGATTGATTTGCAAGAATCACTTGCACAATCTGAGATGCTCAAGAACGCAGCCGTTGAGGATTTGGAATCACTACAAAAACGCACTCAATTTGAACTGATTGGATTGATTGTGAAAGTCGCATTGTCGGTGATTGGTGCAGTTTGTATATTGACAACGATTCTTTACTTGTATGTCATCAGTAAAGGCTTAAATTCTACAATCATTGAAACTACCTGGAGCAATCTATTTGGAATCATCTTGACCAACTCGTTCTCAATCATAGGAACGATTATGGGTGTGAAACATATGGCAGATAAAAAGTAATGGATAGGCATTTTGAAGATATCGTTGAACCCTTTGTGGTTTGTGTTTCGGCAGCAGCATTTGTTGGGTTGTTGTTATTTGGATTTATCTTTTTTGTAGATCAGTATTTTATGGAGAAAGACAAAAAGCAACACAACGACTGATTTTCTATTTGTCTGCGTGGCATCTATCAAAAAACCTTCAGCACTTCCAGTTAGTTTTGACCAATTTCGTAAGAATCCAATTGCTGCCGTGGCTTTTTGTATGCTTGTGGCTGTTTCTTATCTTTACATTGACCTTCGTTCAGGGTATAAAGAGCAGATTGAAAAGAGTAATCACAAGATAGATCAACTTGATATTAAGATTGACCGATTGACCTA